CTTTTACAATGTTGAGAAAGCCAAGTGCGTGTGTATGTGCAACAATGTCTTGTAATATGTCTTTCATGTTTTATCTCCTGTTAACATATATTATATTTAGAAAATCATTCAAAGTCAAATAAATTATTGAATGTATTCTTCTGTTCGGTTGATTTTATATCCCAATCCAAAACACCTAATAAGTTGCCCAATTTGTTATCAATAATAACACTTTCCATTTCTTCGTCCGCAAACGGAAGTTCTTGGAACCAACTAGGCAATCTAAGTTCATCTGTAGGATATGCAACCGAAGTATATCCCATGGGATTATTTTTTAGTTTACACACAATTACTTTCATACCATCAACAATATTCATACTGTAATTGTCACTGTTCATGTCTTTGAGTGTATTCCAATTTATGCTGGCTCTAACGTGTCCAGGCATATTAACTTTGCCATGTTTTTTCTCCTTGGCAAGATAATCTGTTACATTATTTGCACGTTTAGGTGATCCTTTTTCCCAACCAGGACGTCCTCTAAACTGTGTTCTAAATTCACTAATTTTTTCTAGTATATCTTGTTCTTGTGCACCTGTTAGAACTGAAAGCAATATTTCACTTAAAAAGTCTTGCATAAACACTGGAGTATCAGAACGTTTAAGATCTAACCCCATTGCTTTTACTTTACCTGGTTTACCTTCTACATCAAGGCGTTGTCCTTCAAGATCATAAATTAATATTGCATATCTTTTCTTTGTAATAAACAGACCTTTTTCACCAACTACTTCTCTACCAGCGGCAATAACTTTGCCTCTGCTCTTTGGACAGTGGAAGGCATCATTCATAAACTGCGGAAATGTTTTGTTTGCTTCGTTACAGATTGTATCATACAATTCAGTTACTTTGTCTTTGCCCCATTCAATTTCACCTTTATCTATTTCTGCACGTAAACTTGTATATGCAGTAAAATAGCAACTGTCAGTATCACCATATATAATGCCTTTACCTACATGGTCATATTCACCTGTGATGATTTCATTAACTTTTGCCGCCATATGTTTTGTAATAGTTCTACCAGATAGTGTTGTACTTTGACCAATACGTTTATCAAAGAATCTACAACCTGGATTTAGAATAGCACCATATAAACTATTTAGGTTAATCTTTTTAACCAACTGTCTTTTATCCCAAAATGCTTCTTCAATCTTGTTACCTGCATCTATGGCTTCTTTTTTCTTTGCTTGTAGTTCTTTACGTTCATCGTACCAACGTTCAAGCAATCCAGGAACAATACCGTCATACTCTGTTGTAAAGATTGTGCCATTTGCACTCAATACCCATGGTTGATTACTTTCAAATATTAATTTGTACACTTCTGATGCACTCATTATATCTGATTCACCGTTTTCCCAATCAACAGTAATTTGTTTGTCTTTTCTTTGTTCCATAACAAAGTCATATTCTAAACTACCGAAATGGTTTTCCCATGCCGCCGCAAAAGATTTTTTACGGAGAGTCATTTCGTTCTTAACATATTCTTCAGTATACTCACCACGCAGTTGGCCAACCACTGTTGCAGGATCCATGTTCAATGCTCTAATCACAGATGGATACAGTGAATTAATATCCATTGAGCCAATCCAGTCATGCAATCCTTTTTTAGGATATGCCACATAAGCACCTGCGGCTGTTGTATCACCCAATGCATCTCTTGTAACTCTGTTAGGAACAACAAAGCCACGTCTGTGTGCTTCATTAATAATCGCTTGTTCTGTAACTGCTACTGCACCCATTGTTGTTGGAAGTAGCACAGTATTGGCATGAGCAAGTTCATTCGCTAAATCAATAAACCTTAGTTTTTTATCAAGTTTATCAAGTAGTGCAACGTCTTGCCTGTTGTATTCAATAAATGTTTTAAAGTCGTTGTTGTATAGTTGATCTAAAGTACCTTCATATACAGTTTTCTTTTCACCAACTTCCATTTCACCAATAGCATCAAGTCTATATGTATGACGTTCTTCGTATGTGTATTTTCTATATAATTCTAAACTGTCTAAATGCTGACGTCCGATTAGATCATAAGTTTCCTGTTCTCGACCAAACTTTTCATATGTTCTTTTCTTAGGATACTGATCCCATAAACAAAAACGTCTTGTGTCCTCTTTAGATAATACCCTAGTAATTCTGTTAACAGTATAAGGAATATCATAACCTTCACTGTTCCAACCGCTTATAATATCTGCGTCCTGTATCAAATCTAAAAATGTATTAAGCATTTCTGCTTCACTATCAAATAAGTGTGTGTTTGGAAAGTCTTTGCATTGTTCTTTTGCTTGTTCCATTGACAGTGTTTTAGGCGGTAGTGCAAGTGTTACAAGACTATCAAGCCATTGTAAGTGTACTGTAATTGCAGTAATTGGAGTAAAAGGATCTTCAGGTGAACTGTATCCACGTTCAGGATCAAAGTCTACTTCAATATCAAAAAATGCTTTGTTTAGATTAGGAGCATCTTTTCCTAAATAGTTTTCTTCTAGCAGTCTGTAAATAGGATTAATATCTGCTTCGAATAAACCTTTGTGTTTGTTAATTTTTTGTTCTTTAAGAAAGTCTTTCCAACTCTTACATACAACTCTTGTGCAGGAATCACCGAATGTAGATTTGTACTTGCCACGAGGGTCTTTGTAGTACATTACATATCTTACTGGAAAGTCTTTGAATTCACGTTGTCCATTTACACGTTCGACAACTTTAATAATATCTTTATCTCTGTCCCAAAGGGCGTCTACGTAACTCATCTATTCTCCATTTGTCACTTCCGGCTGACAATACCAAATTAAGTCGCTTATGGCCGACTGTACCTTCTTCACATATAGTTATCACTAACTAATCCTATGATATAAATTATTGTAAGGCCTGCATTCAAAACAATCAATGATTTTTCTTTCCAAAGATAGCCTATTAATACCCAGCCTAAATTAGAAAATGTAAAAGCATAACTGTACCAAGGATACATATTGAAAGCGGCCATTGTTGCCGCAAGTATCAACGTTACAGTAAAAAACCAAGCCAAACTTTGGTATGGTTTACTTTTTACGTTTTCTTCCTCTTTTCTTTTTTGGTTCTTCTTTAATGCCATTTTCTTGCCTCCATTTAGCCTTTAGTTCAGCATCAGTCCAGTGTGGTCTCATATCTAAGCCTCCTGCTCCCTGTGCCGCTCCAGGTGGAACTCTTTCTATTTTACCACCCTTTGCTAAAAATTCTTTCATCTTTTTATCTAATTCTGCCTGTTGTGCCTCTTTGTCTTCATACTCGTTATTTGCCGTATAGTTTCTACGAATATCTATTGCCATAAATCTCCTAAGTTTCTATAGTATAACATTTTAAATTTTTATTGTCAACCTATTTCGCAAAGAAATCATCGGCATTGGTTGCCTTATCGTCTATCCAAATATCATAGACAGGTTTCTTCATTGCAAGTGTAGTATATTTCACACCCCATTTAGCAAATTGTTCTTTGGTATGCACTGCCCAATTTATTCCTGAATTACCACCTCTAGCAGTCCAATAATGAATCTCATGTCCTTCATCAAACAATTCGTTCATTTTTTGTATTCGTTCTTTGATTGGTTTACTATTTTCGTAATCACTACCTTTAGTTTTACAAATAGTTCCGTCTATATCAACTACGTATTTCATAAAAATAATCGCCATAGTGCAATAGTATTCATAGCAGTAAACCATGTAGTCAATACCATTACCCAGGCCGCCTTTCTGTAGTATGCACCAAAAAATCCAGTTACACTTCCTATCCAATAAAACGGAATAAAAAGATCTGGTCTAGGTGCTAATACTGTATATGTTAAAATTGCACTTCCAATAATAACAGTGATTGCACTTATCATCTCCAAATAAAATGCAACCGGATTAGAATTATAACTTTCTTTAAAAAACTTTATAAGTTTATTCAATTACTTGTCCTTACCAACTGTGACAATAATTGTTTCAAGATCATCAAAATCGCTTGAAACTTCTCCCCAATTAGATTTGTGTGCAATACTAATTGCTTTGTTAATCAAACTAGGTTTTACATCTAGTTCTTCAGATACTGCTTTCACCGTATCTCTAAGACCTTCTTTTAGATCTGTAACTTCTTGCATTACGTTTGCACCATCATTGATAACCTGCATCAATTTGGCTTTTTCTTCCGCACCAAAAACTTTTCCACTCATGTGAATCTCCTTTGTTAATTTAAATTATTATACAATGATTTATGCTATGAAGTCAACCTATATTTTAGTTGTGACTAATCCTTAAGGCCTTCGCCTTTGTCCTTGTATGCCCAATCGTCAGTGTGTCCTACACTCCACTTTGGTGTGTTTTCTACTGTGTAGTTTTGAGTGCATACTTTGAAGTCTGGTGTTTTACGTTCTGCAGGAACTAAACTTTGATCTGTAAACACAACCCTATTGTTTGGTTGTGCGGCAATTTGTCCATTATCCAATTTTATTATGTTAAATGTTTTGTGTTCTGGATCGTGTTCGGAAAAGTTTGTGTCAAGCACACTATTATCTACATGACAAGTATCAAGTGTAAACATATATTCGCCTTTGTGCATTTTACGGTCTTTACCAAAAAACTCACAATCACATAATAATGGCTTTTTAATAACAGTAATATCATAATCAAAACAATCCCATATCTGTAATGTATCTAATGGAAGTTGATTTTCTTTGTCGTAATTTTCTTTCCAAACAAACGCAGAAATAGGAAGTTTGTCGTATAATGCACCGTACTCTAATAACAGTGTTTCAAAATATAATGCTTTACCTTGAATGCTTCTAATACTAATCCACATACCAGGAGTAAGTTCACCGTGGCCCTTTTGATGATCATATAGATATTCTTTTTTTACGTATACTTCAACAGGTGGTAGATTGTGTACTAAAAAAGCCATGTGTGTCCTTTTGTTGTGCTATAACTTATTTAGCGAATCTAATTTTTTTGCTTTTTTTCCAGAACTTGGCTTTAGGCACTTTTAAATTTTTCTTGCCATATATGTCGCCAACTTTATGCCTATAACTTGGATTTTTTGGGTCTAGTCCGTAGAAGTAATCTAGTTCTCTAATTTTCATTAGATAGAAAGTTCAGGTGCTTTAGGATCGTTTGGTATGTTGGTAGGATTTGTAGGTGTTTTACCACGATTCTGTAACATATGGATCATAGCATCTATATCTTGTTTTTCTTTGCCAGTAGCCATTTTAGATATTGCTTGTAACATTGGCAACAACATATCTTTAATTTTATCTGCATTACCCGGCTTGTTTTTAAGCATAGGATTTTTTTCTATGATATCTAAAAACATACTAAGAGCCTGATCAGCAGGCATTTGTCCTTGCTTTTGCTTTTGCGAAATTAATTTAAGTTGATTTGCATTTTCATCTATATCTTCAGTACCAAATATTTTTTTCAGTCTATCAATTATACTTCCAGTATCTGCTTTTGCAGTTTTGTTGTCGCTTTGTGTTTTTTGCTTTTGTGTACCAAATTGATTTGACAGTGACTGGGCAACAGCATTCCATTTCTTAGGATCTACATAGTTGTCATGAATACCTTCACCTAGATCTTTTAACTTCATTTTTTGTCCTTTTCTATAGATTCTAATATTTCTTTAAACAATGACATTTTTTGCTTATCTTCTTTTATTACTGCTTTGTTAGGATTTGCAGGATTAAGCATTTCAAATATACCTTTTAATGCTGTTTCAATCTTATCTAATCTTGCTTCTATATCACTGTAATCTGTATTGCTAGATTTAGGAACTTCTCTAGTTTTTACAGGAGCACTTACACCAGCAAGTGCAGACATATCGTCAATACCTATATCGTCAACACCAGCAACAAATTCATCAGTGCTTTCTATTTGTGGTTTTTCAAATTCAAAATCTTGTTTCTTTTTTACAGCAGGAGCGTCTACAGATAACCCTTCGTTGACAATTCCTAATTGGTTAAACTTGTTTAAAATTTTTTGTAAGTCAGCCATATTAATCCTTATTTGTTTTTGTTTTTCTTTTTACGTCCTGCACAATGCGCCTTTTGAGAAAACCCTTTTGGATTTTTGCAGTCGATTGACTTTTTATATTTCTTACTCCAGGCCTCATTGTAAATTTCATAATACCTCATTATTCACAGTGTTTACACTCACAACCTGTACAAACATCATTTGGACAAGTTGGGCACTCAGTGTTGCAATGGCAATCGCAACCACACTTGTTGCATTTACATTTTTCCATCATCAATCTCCTTAGATAATTTGCTTTCTAATGTTGAATGATAATCATCTTCGCTATGCATTATGCTATTCATTTTTTCTTTTTCTTGTGCTTTAAGCATTTCATAACTCATATAATTGTGTACAGAATCTAGATAGTCGGCGGCTTTTGTAATTTTTGACGCAGTCCAACCTTCTAGGTTATCTCCTGGTTTAATCATTTTGAATAGTGCAACGGCTTTTTCAGCAGTACGCATTAACTGTGAACGTGCCATATCTGCTTCATGATCGTATTTGTCATCACCTTCAAATACTCTGTTTAAAATATCTTCTCTATCCATAATAGTATTTACCTCCTATTGGTTGCGTTTAATAGCACCACCAAATATACTAGTACCCTTCATATCAAGTGCATTGTCAGTTGGTTTTTGCATTTTTGCTTTAGGTGGATTAGGAGACATACCTAACAAACCGTATTTTTTACGTGCTTTTTTATCACCTATTGCAATATGTGGACTTACTACACTGGCTATATTGCCACTACCTGTTGCTCCTGGAGAAGGTGCTTCGAATATTGCTTTTGCGATATCACTTTTAAAACTATTGATATCTAAAGTTCTTGTGCCATCTGCTTTGGCAGTTGCTTTCATTGTTCCCATGTCACCTCCAAAATTGTGTTTCATACTGAAGTTTCCTTTTTGATCTCCATCAACTTCTGTAGCGCCTGCAGAAATAGTAACACCTTGTGTTCCTTTTACAAAATTACCTTCCATGTCATAAGCCGCTCTAGTTTTAATGTCAACATCTCCTGAAGGAGTTAAAAAGTTTACAATTACTTGTTTGCTGACTAGATTATACACAAACTGTAATCCTTGTAGTTTTGGAGTCATGTAAATTTTTGGAGTACCATTTGTTCTATATATAAATGTTCCGCCACCTGTAACTAACACCGTTTCGCCGTTTTTATTTTTTGATACAGTTTCTCCACTGTTGTTTTTACCTATTGTATCAGGCATAAGTGGAAACTTGGGTAAAGGTGGCAATTTAATTTTTTCAGGTACTATTTTTTTATCCATTTTTCTTTTTCTTTCCTCTACGCATATTTAGTTGCCAGCGAGCCATACGTCCTTTTTCGCCTTTGCTTTTTGCATACT